TGCTGACCTGACCGCTCAGGCAGATGCAATCAAGGACCAGCTCAAGGATGTTGCTAGCGCCGGTGGCCCCACCGTGTTCGAGGGCAACCTCTTCAAGTCCACCTACGTTGAAGCCAACCGCTCGACCGTGGACTACAAGGCTCTGCTGGCCGAGTACAACATCCCGGCTGATGCGATCGCTCGTTACACCAAGACGACCGCCGTGTTCAGCATTAAGACCACCAGCAAGTAATCGGAGGCTGACATGCGAGCAATCATCAAGTCCGCACTGGCAATCAACGAGCTGGCCTTCAACTTGAAGAACATCTCAATCGACGACAAGAAAGAGATTGACGAGTACACCGACTCTGAGATCGTCCGTGAAGCCCAGTATGTCTTGAGTCTGTTTCTTGATGAATCCGAGGGCCATGCCAACTTCGATGACTGGTCCGGTGAAGGTGGCCCGGACGCACAGAAGTTTGCTCGCGGTGAAGTCCGCAAGCTCAAGGCTTTGATCAAGAAGTATCACTAAACCAATGGGGCCTTCGGGCCCCGCTAAGGAGACTGACATGAAATTGCACTGCTACAAGAACGAAGAAGGTATGTGGGCTGCTCACATGAGGGACCCCGAGACCTATGAGCAGATTGGCCCCGAGGTTGTGACGGACGATCCTGAGATCTCTGTGTTCGAGCTGGGCTTTATATACGGGATGCAGCAACATGAGCTTGATCAATCGCCGTTCGTGATTACCCTTTTGGGATGCTGACATGGAACTCAACGGCCGCAAGATCAATTGGAGCACCATCGAGCTGTCTGGCATCTACCACCCGCGTGGTATCGCCGATGCGTACATCTCATACGCCGAGTTTGAAGACGGCACCCTGCTCAATGAGGATGACCTCGAGGCGCTGGCCAACACCAGTGATTACGACGAGGTCGTCTACGAAATCCAACTCGACAAGCGATAGGAGACTGACATGAAAGAACAGATTGATGACTTTGACATTCGCATGGCTAAGGCTGAGGGAGAGGCCCCGGCCTTCCCAACCAGTAATCAAGACGGCATCACGGTGATGGATTACTTCGCAGCAAAGGTGATGCAGGCTTTGATCATGAAGCTTGGGCCCTACGAAGATGACAAAAGCCGGCCTGACGCATTCCCGTGCGGCAGAGAGGATGTTCCTCATATCACCAAGATTGCTGAGTACGCTTATTTGCAGGCTTCAGCGATGTGTCTTGCTCGTCGGTTGATGGACTAAAAGATGAACACCTCTTTTCACGAAGCTCTGGTCAAGGCTCTTAAGAAGCTTGGCTGGAGCGACTCAAAGATTGACGACTACCTGAAGGGTTTGAAATGAAGTATCGAGATCACAAGGATGCCCGCACCGGCGCCAGCTTTAACGCCATGGATGAGGTTGATATGCGGCATCCGCTGTGCCTAGCCGTGATGGCCTACGCCTACTGCATCGACGCCCCGGAGATGGTTCCTGCCGGGAGCACGGTGAAGCGTAACTACTACCGATCTGACGACACCTATGCGGAGCCGTCCATTGCCAGTCGAGGAGAACGTGTAACAAAAGATTCACTGTGCTGATTGTGTTGTCTAACTTAAAGTTACATCTACTGTATTTAACCGGATATGGAGAACGACATGACCACGCCCGCATGGAAGCGCCACCTGAGCCGCAACGTCAAGCAGATGCACCCGGACTACGCGCAGCGGCTGTACGACAGCCTGTCCGCCGACCGCAGCATCTGCGGACCTAGCGCCCAATTTGTCCGCGAACACCTGACCGGCGGCTACTACAGCCAAGCCATCAGCATCGAGGTGTACCGTGCCCTGTACAAGCAGGCCCAGAAGGCCCTGAAGGTGTCAGCATGAGCCCGCGCACTGCACACGCCCATGACATCGTCACTGACACACTCTGGCGTGGTTTTGGCGTGGACGAGGAGTATTGGCATGCCCTGCAGACCATCATCGACGCGCCCGACTTTGGTGAGTGCGACGAAGAAGTGAAGCAGGCGGCCTACGCCGCAGTCCGCAACGAAGAACTCAACGTATCCGATAGCCTGCACGGCCCCTTCTGAGGAGAATGACATGCTTGCTTACTGTGACTACATCGCCCACCTCTGCCGCACCACGCTGCAGAACAACGACGCCCAGAACCTCATCTACGCCGCCGGTCCGGTGCGGCTGGATCTTGACGAGAGCGGAGCCTTCCGCGGTACCGCCAAGAAGTTTGAAGTAACCGACATCAATGGCAAGAAGTACACCATCACTGTGGAGGAGCAATGAGAAACATCACCAGAACTATCTCGAAGCGCCAGCTGTATGAGATGCCCAGCGGCCGCAAGGCTTACATCATCAAGTGCAGCTACAAAGAACAAGAGGTCAGCATGAGCTATCTCAACTTGACAGAAGATGAGCTTGCAGAATGCTCAACGGATGAAGATCGTCGAGAGAAGGGGTTGTTTTGGATGTCACCCAAAAACATTCACCGCTGCTGCAAGTACATGGGCGAAGTGAGGTTTCGTGACGGAGGTGTCTTTGAAACCGACGACTGAGGAGGCGCTTAACAAAATGCCACCAAGTTGCTGGAATTGGTGACACCATTGCAACCAATTAGGTGCAACCAATCAGTCATACAGTGGCGTTACCATTTGATTGCGCAGCCGCGCTAACCAACAGGGGGTTCTTATGCTGTTTCACATTGTCAACATGGTGAAGTTTGAGTACTTCATCGACGCCGAAACCGCCGGCGATGCTCTTCAAGCTGCTGCTACCGAAGAGGCCGACGACAAGGACGAAAGCTGGGTTGTCTCGTCGCTCGAAGTTGAGATTGATGACGAAGACGAAGAAGACGAAGAGTGATGGACCGGGCGGCTAGACCGCCCGTTTTCATATCATGCTGGGGTTGACGATAGTCCGGGCATATTCGCCATGATCCCAATGGTAGGTAATGCATTGTGCGTCACGCTGGCTGCGATAGCCGGCATTGTGAGCCCAGAGATCCGAGGGCTGCAGAACCCGGTGGGTCTCGACCGAGACGCCGGGAAGATCCCGAAGCGACTTGTGGTGGACGTGGCCCATGTGGGCGTATCTGTACTGGCACTGCCCCCACATAGCAGGCTGGTCGGCCGCCATGATGCCTAGCATCTGTTCCTGCCGGACCGTGTCGCCATGGGTGGCGGCTAGCATCACCTTGCCAAACTGCAGGTAGTAAAACTTGTTGGCCGAAGTCTCGATGTGAACCCGCGGCTCATTCTCATAGGCAACCTGCAGCCAGAGGGACAGATCCACTGCCGAGTAGTCGTCGTGGTTCCCAATGATGTTCCAGACGACAACCTTGTGATGCCGGCGCAGGCACATCTGGATCATTGAGCGCAGGATCCTAAATCCAACCCGGCGGACCTTCTGGTATCTGCCATCGACATCTAAATGGTGCCCGCTGCGCATGGTGCGGTTCTGGCCATCGTCTGCGTGGAAGTAGTCCCCAAGGTTCAGGATGAGAGCTGTGGTCGCGGCCGGCGATCGCTCGACCAGATCGTCGTGAGCTTTGGTGAACAGCTGCTCGGCGTTATGGAGATCGTGGTCGTGCCCCGTTTCCTCCCACCATGACCTTTGGCCGATGTGCGGGTCACCGTACACAAAAGTGTTCAGTAGGCGCTCGTCTGGCTCTTGCGTCCCGGGGTTAGTGGGAGCTACCCGAACGATGTCGTCTTTGAAGGCGTCGAGGAAAGCTTCTTGGATGTCGCGGGCGTTGCGTTTGTCCTGCGTGGACTTGACCCACTGACCTGACGGGCGGCCGTCTCGGTTATAATAGGTGCTCACGCCTTTGACGATGAAGCCATCAGGGACCATATGCACCATGTCATGCTCTGGGCTCATCCCCCGGCGGGCCGCACGAATCTTGAGCCGCTGAATACAACGCTCGACAGACCGTGTGGAGATCCCAAGAGCCTTGGCCGCCAAAACTTGGGTGCCGTGCTCTTCGATCGTATCTAAGATCTCATGATCTCGTACCGTAGCAAACTCTCTCAAGTGTTTCATAACGTCCTGTCCCTTAAAGGATTTCGACATAGTCGCGGACGGATATTGCATTTTTCCTACTAATCTGACAAGGATTCCAAATGGACTACGACTGGTCGTATCACCTAATCCGCGCTGAACAGAACCTGCGTGATGCCTCGGAGAGCCTAAACCGCGGTGACTTTGAGAAGGCAGACGAGCAGCTCAGTGATGCCCTGCACCACGGCCGCATGGCCCGCGTTTGGATCGTCAAGAACGCTACCGAATTGGTATAATGCAAGTGCAGGGTAGTGGAGAGGTGCCACGCTAGCTTCATGCGCTAGAGACCCGGGTTCAAGTCCCGGCCCTGCAACCAGTTGCACCGACGCCACCCGGTCCCGACGGCTAGCCACGCGCCGCCGCGAAAAGAAATCGGGAAGGTGGCACCTATTCTTATGTAACAAAAGATTCACTGGAAGCTCTAGGCTGTATATCCTAAAGTTACATCACGGCATCCAGCCGGACATGACCTAAGGAGAGACAAGATGGCAATCAAAGACTACTCGGTGACGATGCAAGACTCGCAAGGCCGCACCTGCGAGCTATACATCAACGGCGATGCTGTGCAAGATGCCATCAATGGAGGCTGCAGCCAGAACATTGCAGAAGAGCAGCACGAGACCAATGCCTTCTGGACCGCAGTTGAAGCCGGCCTCATCTCTGAAGATGCCGTTCTGGTGTCTAACAGCAAGTAACTACATAACCTAAGGAGACCGACATGGAAAAGCTCTTCACCCGCAATGGCCACCAGTACACCAAGACCCCGGAGTTCAACGATGCCGGCAAGCCGGTCTACACCAACCACGTCAAGTGCGACCGCTGCCACGTCATCAACGGCCAGCGTGTGTGGTGCATGGGCATAGAGAACGGTCGCCCCTTCAGCACCACCGGCTTTGAGTGCTGGACCTGCGGCAACACCGGCATCCGTGGCACCAAGCAAGAGCGCCTGTATACGTCGGCAGAACTGGCCAAGATCACCAAGGCCGCCGTTACCCGCGCCGCTAACAAGCAGGCGAAGTTTCTGGAAGCTCAACGCATCATCGTAGAGAAGCGTGTTGCTAATGAGGCCGCATACCACCAAGCCAACGCCGCTTTCCTTGAGACCCTCAAGAGTCTGTGCAGCGGTGACAACCAAAGCTTCTGGGACGGCGTATATGCCGACCTGACCACAAGCCTTCGTGAACCCAGCGAACGTCTGGTCGCCGCAGTGGATGCTGAAGTGACTAAGCGTGCTATCAACGTCAACAGCGCCTTCATCGGCGACGTGGGCGACAAAATAACCATCACCATCACAATCGAGAAGATCATCACCATTCACAGCCAGCTGTATGGCAACACCTACCTGCACCTGTGCCGCGACCAAGCCGGTGACGTAATCATTTACAAGGGCACAGCTAACATCGGAGCCCCCGGCGAAACCAACAAGATCAAGGCCACTGTCAAAGAGCACCAGCTCTACGACGGAGTGCAGCAGACAGTCATACAGAGACCCAAGCTAGTCAACTAAACCACAGAGCCCTTCGGGGCTCTTGTCGTTTATGTGCAAGTGATATAATCGGTGAGTCTCATAGTGGAGGTACCCAAATGGAACCTACCAAGAAACGCACCGGACGCCCGTCTAAATACACCCCTGAGCTTGCCCGCGAGATTACCGAACGACTCTCTGAAGGAGAGCCTCTTCGCCAAATCTGCCGTGATGACCACATGCCTGAGTGGCGCACTATCTATGATTGGATGTATCGCGATGAAACGCTTTCCGCAGCAATCGCACGCGCAAGGGAAATCGGCTACGACAAAATGGCGGAAGAGGTTTTGCAGATAGCTGATACGCCGGTTATGGGGCAGGTCCAAACCATGGACGACAAAGGCTCCACCATTCGCACCGAGGATATGTTGGGCCACCGCAAGCTGCAGATTGAAACCCGGCTTAAGTTACTGGCCAAGTGGAATCCGAAGAAGTATGGAGATCGCACAACTCTTGCTGGTGACGCCGAGAATCCCCTGAAAGTAGATGTAGACGCCAAAGATCTGTTTGACCGGATCCTGACAAACATGGAGCTGGCCAAGCAAGTTAACGCCAACGAGGAGAAACAATGATTACCCTGACCTTCACCACCGACGAAGTTAACGCCATCCTGAATGGCCTGAGTGCTCTGCCTACCGGGCATGGAGTATGGCCTCTGGCCCTCCGCATCAAGCAGGAGGCCGAGGCCCAGATCCCAGCCCCCAAGGTTGAAGAAGAAGAAGATCCTGAGTGAGCGTTGAGCTGCTGCGAGATCCCGAGGTCCGGGCTAAGTTCAAGGCTCTGACCCCGGAGCAGCAAGCCGCATGGGCATGGCGTGCTGAGTGGCTATCTAAAGCACACAAGCACCAAGTAGTCCCGGTCGGCGACTGGTGGACCATCTGGCTGCTGCTTGCAGGACGTGGAGCGGGGAAGACCAGAACCGCTGCAGAACAGGTTGGCTGGTGGGCATGGACAGAGCCCGGCACCCGCTGGCTTGTAGCGGCTCCTACATCTGCTGACGTGCGTGCCACCTGCTATGAGGGTGACTCCGGTCTGATCAACGTCATACCCAAAGAGCTGGTCGCCGATTACAACCGCGCATACCACGAGCTGAAGCTCACCAATGGATCCCTGATCAAGGGCATCCCCGCCAGTGAGCCAGAGCGTTTCCGGGGTGGCCAGTATCACGGTGCATGGCTAGACGAGCTGGCCGCATGGGACTACCTGCAGGACGCATGGGACCAGATCATGTTTGGCGTGCGTCTGGGTAACAAGACACGGATAGTCGCTACCACCACGCCGCGGCCGAAAGACCTGATTGTCGATCTGGTGTCTCGAGAGGGCGACGATGTAGTCCTGACCACCGCATCGACCTATGACAACATCGCCAACCTAGCGCCCAGCTTCCAGAAGCAGATCCTGCAATATGAGGGCACCAAGATTGGCCGGCAGGAAATCTACGCTGAGATCCTCGACCCCGAAGAGTCAGGCATCGTCAAGCGTGACATGTTCAAGCTCTGGCCCTCGGGCAAAGAGTTTCCCAAGTTCGAGTACATCGTCCAGTCCTATGACGTGGCCACCAGTGAGAAGGTGCAGAACGATCCGACCGCCTGCATCACCTTCGGCGTGTTCAAGCCGCTGGATGGTCCAATGTCCGCCATGGTCATCGACTGCTGGCAAGACCGCCTGCAATACCCTGACCTGCGACCCAAGGTCATCGACGAGTACGAGACCGTCTTCGGTGAAGGCAAAGAGCGCAAGCGTGTAGACCTGATACTGGTCGAGGACAAGTCCGCCGGTATCTCGCTGATCCAAGACTTGCAGCGTGCGCACCTGCCTGTGAGGGCCTACAACCCCGGCAGAGCCGACAAGATGCAGCGCCTGAACATCGTATCCAACATCATCGCTCGAGGGCGTGTGTGGCTTCCTGAGAGCTCCCAGAGGCCCGGCTACGTCAGAGACTGGGCGGAAGGGTTTGTCAGCCAGATCTGTTCGTTCCCTGACTGCACGCATGATGACTACGTCGATGCCTGTACTCAGGCCCTGCGATTCTTACGGGATGCAGGATGGCTTGATATTGACCCGCCGCCAGCAGATGATTGGGATGAGGACGATTATGCTGATTCAGGGATGCCCAAGCGGCAGAATCCCTATGCGGTCTAATCCCTTATCATTCGGAAAAACTCTGGGGCTATGCCGTGGATAAAATCGACCAGTTCAAGATTAAGAACCAAGATCTCGCCGAGAGCTTCATGCCCGGCCGGGACAAAGTGTTTGGTGCAATCCTCGGCGCAGCCAAGCAACACGCAGAGCAGAAGGGCAAGCGCGACCAGCTGAGATCCCTGCTCGAGGGCGGAACCATGGCCGCCATGGACACCGGCAAGGTGGAGATGCGCAAGGCCCCCGGTGCCAAAAAGGCTGAAGAGGCTCTGAGCACTGCGGCTGACTTCATCCCTTTTGTCGGCGCCGGTAAGTCCGCGATGCAGGGCGACTACGGCTCTGCTGCTCTGCAAGCGGGTATGGATGTTGCCGGCGGTTCACTACTAAAGGGTGCTGCTGCACTGGGCGGTAAGGCTATTCCCGCATTGGCTGGCATCTTCATTGGCCCCAAGGCAAAGACTTGGAATAAGGCTGCCGCGGATGAATTCAATCGTTTGGTTGACGAGGGCGAGGACTGGAATAAGGCGCACGGTAAAACCGGAACTCACTTTGGTGCGGACAGTGAGCTTCGCCAAGAGATCAGCGACAAAAACATGCGTTTGCGTAGTCAGGCAGAGTTGGATGCGATGGCGCAACAAAAGCGGATTGAATTGTCTGCGCTCGAGTCGGCGATGAGATTCAATAAAACCGGCCAGCGCGATCTGTTCCCGCGGGAGTTGAGCGCCGCTCGGGCTGAACTGCGGCCGCGAAGGTTGGAATTGGAGACGGATATTGATTTGTTGCGGGCTGACCCGTCGCGTACCGGCTATCCGTTGCGATTGGTTATGGAACATCCGGAGTTGTACAAGGCGTACCCAAACATTGGGGATGACGTAATGGTTCGCCGTGGCAATGATCTTGGGAAGAATGTGTATGGCGAAGTGGTTATGGGCCCCAGCGGTCGCACAATCGGCCTTTCCAGACTGTCTGAAAGCCCCAATGCCAAGATTAAGCCTGAAGACACGATGGTCCATGAACTGCAGCACGTCATTCAAGACATTGAGGGTTTTGAAGGCGGCAGCAGTCCGCAAGATGCTTTGAATTTAATGGTAGGAGCGAGAATCCGAGAATTGCAGGCTCAAGGCATGTCGCCAAAAGATGCAACAGCAGAAGCCAGCTTAGAATTCTCCGGTCGCGCAGGCGAACTTTATAACCGCATGGCTGGGGAAGCAGAGGCTCGAGCCACTGAAGCCCGCCGCCAGATGACGCCGGAAGAAAGACTGGCTACGCATCCGCAGGATCAGAACTACGACAACTACGTACCGTATGATCGGCAACTTATGCAAAGGGATTACCAGCCCTACGCCCGCGGCGGTGAAGTGCATATGGCGGGTGGTGGACTCAAGACTCTGGCCAAGCTCGCCAAGTCAATAGATGTGCTGCCAGCCGTTGAGCGCCAAGCAAACTTAGACAAGCTGCTGCAGGCCAGCAGGGTTCCAATGCGGCTGTATCACGGGACCGTAGCAACCGAGGGCGGAAAGGGCACAGAGGCAATCCGCTCATTCAAGCCTAGCAAAGAGGGCTCTCTTGGTTCCGGTGTCTATTTGTCACCCAATGCTGAGTTTGCAAGCTCTTATGCCGAAAGGCTAGGCGGGAACGTAATACCCGCTCATGTGCAAATGGAAAACCCGCTGGTTCTTCATGGTTCAGAGAATCCAGAAAAGTATTTGGACCCCATGATTGAAGCCTTAACCAGATTGGGGATGGATGGCTCCAAGGCAAGAAAGATGGTTGAGCGGGCTTATGACACCAAGGGCTACATCGGCAAAGAGGTTGAGAGTCGAGCCCGGGCCGCTGGTTACGATGGTTTGATGCAGTATCGAAACGGCAATCTAGAAGAGGTTGTGTCCTACAACCCCAGCGCAATCAAGAGCGCCATCGGTAATGTGGGCACATTCGATACGACCGTAAACGACCTGTCGAAGAAGGCCGGCGGTGAAGTGCATATGGCCCGCGGTGGCGACATCAAAGCCTTGATCAATGCAGTAAGAGCTCTGGACCTGCCTCCTGCTGCTGCGTCACAGAGAACTCAAATCCCCGGCACCGAGCCAACCTATCGTAAGGCCAAAGAGATCCTCGACCGTGAGATGCCCGGTGGCCGTACGCTGGACTATGGCTCCGGCCTAGGCATTGGCTCTCGAGTGCTGGGCTCTGAATCGTTTGAGCCGTTCCCGCGTGAAGGTGTGGCGCCGACATATACCCGGGCGGAAGACATCCCTAGTGATGCATTCCATCGTCTGGTTAACCTGAACATGCTGAATGTGGTGCCGCGTGACGTGAGAGACGCCGCGGTAGAGAACATTGGCCGGGTGATGCGCCCGGGCGGCATGGGGCTGGTGACCACTAGAGGCAAGGACGTAATGAAGGCGTCTGGTGAGCTTGGCCCTGAGCCCAACTCAATGATCACGTCGATTGGGACGTACCAAAAGGGCTTCACGCCGGAAGAGCTGCGCGAGTACCTGCAGTACATCCTCGGCAACAAGTACGACATCGGCCGATTGAACCTCGGTCCTGCCGGCGCTGTGGTGCGCAAGAAGGGCATGAAAGAAGGCGGCGAAGTCCACGCTGCCAACGGCCTGCCCCTGACGTTCGCCTACGACAAAGAAGATCCTGACGCCCTGCAGAACTGGATGCGAGAGAACCAGTTTGGCAAGGTAGACATCCCCGCAC